GAAGCAATTCGCTAACCAACATCCACAACACGTTAGGTCGTATAGAATCGATAGAATACATATCGATGGCTAATCCACCTGTCGTGCATCCGCTGAATAAGTCAGCGAACCCTGAGTGGTGGGAGGATGAGTCTAACCTGATAAGGTTACACCCTTCCTATCCTCAGTCAAAACACCCTTCGAGGAAGAAATATGAGAAGAAACAACAGAAGAAATCCGAATGATATATCCGGAATAGACGAGCTACTTGAATCATGGTTAGATATGATGAATATGGCAACTCAACTAGAACAGGCATACCAGCCTGTAGCAAGCAAGAAAAAGAATCCTATGTCTTATGAAGATAGGGATAAAGACATTGTCTTTACTATAGATATGCCCGGAGTATCTAAGAAAGATATAAATATCGAAGTAGAAGAACACTTTATTAAAGTGTCAGCTACAAACGGTAATGGTAGAGACTATAACTATACCCGTAGGTTCAAACCTCAGGTAGACGTAGACTCAGCGAAAGCTACATTTACTAATGGTGTACTAGATATTACTGTCAGTAAGTTAGCAGAAAAGAAAGGAAAACAGGTGAAAATAAAATGAATCAAATTGGAAGTATTAAACGTATAGACCAATACGAGAGAGTATATGTACCAAAGAAAATCTTAGAAGATTTAGGTTTGGAAAAAGAATCTCATTGTATATGGGTCGAAGAAGACTTTGGTTATACCTTAAAAAAGGTTAATGTAACTATAGAAGAATGAGTCAGTATAAGAAAGATAACTTCAACCGTATTTGGAACAAAGAGAGTTCTAAGTCCCGTGATACCTTAAAATATAAAGTTATACAGCGAGGGCTAGAACCAACTGAAAAGAATTGTTTTGAATATTATATGGGTTATATCCGTGCGTGGAGAGATAGACGTGGTAACACATCACATCTAAATTCTTTCTACAACGAAAGTTATATGAGAAGTATAGGAAGGAATAAGTATGGAAGAATTATTAAACACACGGGTAAGAAAAAGAAGTGAAGAGTTAACAGGGGACTGGACTCCCTTCGTTAATAATATAGAAGATATCCTATCTGAGATAAAGGAAGTCAAAGAAAGTATAGATGACCTTGACAATAAGATAGGGGAGACAACAGGAATGATAAAGAACCTAAGAAAAATATTAATAAAATTAGAGGTCATAGATGACAGATTCATCTTCTAAAGCTAGGGATAAACCATTATCCACTGCTGAGATGATGATGGCACAAGACCTTATGGAGAGTAAGATAGCAGAAGCCAAAGCTAATAGTAAGATGACACATCTTCTTATGTTTGGTAACTTCCGCATGGAGATAGTTCCATCGGCAGATACAGACGTAGAGAAGATATTTAAAGACACTATGTCTTTCTTACATGATAAGTATGGTGATGGTATCTTGAAGACAGAAACACCGACATCCCCACTACCAATGGGTGGTATGCATGGTTGATGCTAAACACGGTACCCTATTAGGTAAATGCGCCATTGACGGCCAACCTATCTATGAAGGTAGCGGATTCAGAAGTCAATTTTGTACAGTATCTAATGGTAAATGGATATCCGGTGACACGTTACTGAAGTTATATCAAAGAACTTTCGAAGCTTTCTTAGCACATAATAAAGATGCAGAGAAAGAGAAAGCAGTATTATTAGATAGACTTGAGAAGTATGGGTGGCAGACTGACCCAGAGACAGGTAAACTAACCAAAGTTTTAAATAGGTCTGAGGAAATGGAATAAACATGGCAGAACAAGCAACAGAACTAAAATTAGTTGGCGGACTTTTCCGCAACAAAAGCAAGAAAGGTGATGTGTACTACTCCGGTAAAGGGGAAGACGGTACGCAATACGTTCTATTCAGGAACGCATATTGGAAAGAAGGTGAAGAGAACAAACCATACTTCCGATTACATCAGAAAGTACCGAAAGGTAGCTCCACTAGTTTCAACGACTAATGGAGTATAGCGATTGGTTACAGTCGCAGCATAGTGCCAGAGTATGGTTAGATAATGCGATGACGGCACAATGTCAATTTGCTACATTAGCACCACTTAAGAAACGAAAGAAATGGAATGGTAGAACATATACCGAATATAATTATGGAATATATACAAACAGCGATGACAAAGATATACGATATTTACCTACGTCTGAAGTTAGTCATAGAAATCTTCAAGGAAAGTTCCGTGACTACCTTAAAGCGGGTAAGAACCCTACTGAGATTCTTTGGGAAGTTCGAAGGTCGTTAAGTAATTACGGTGATTATATGATATACACATTCGTACCTTTATATCTTAAGGGGTGGGTAGCAGAAAGAGATAGACCCCCACTAAACGGAACAATAGAGATAGAAGACATATGGCAGGAACACTAGCAGACCACAGAAGATTAAGAGAAGAACAAGGGCTATACAAAGAAGACCCCGGTGAAGGTAGATTTACTAAGACAGAAACTAAGTATATACCTTTTTTGGGTAATAACCCTAGTGAAGAGAAACCAGCTATCTATACTGGTCGGTTCAAAGTAACTGACGGTAGTATAGACTTAGAAGCTAAACGTAGCGGCGGTAAGCTCAGTATTACAGTAGAATGTGATGAGAAGCTAAATAGAGCCGTATTCGAATGTGTAGAGAGATTTGTAGAAGCTATATTCAACGGTACAGCTAGAGAGATAAAAGAAGCTGACCCTGAAGATTCTCAAATTACGAAACTTAAGAAACACGTAGAGCAAATTGAGAAAGAATTAGCAGATAAAAACGAAACATTAGAGAAGATAAATGAAAGCTTGGGTATTAAATCTTAAACATAGGACAGACAGGTATCGTCGTATAGTCAAAGCTTTGGCTAACGAAGGGATAGACTACCAAGTATATCACGGAGTATATTGGAAAGACCCAGAGTTTATGGAAACTATGAGAAAGCATGATATGAAGATATACAAGAACTGGGAATTAGAGTCATCCACTACTAAATGGTATAACCGTGGTGTCAATGCTGGAGAAGCAGCTGTCGCCATGTCTACTATACTTATGTGGGAAGAAATGTTAAATTCAACTGATAAAATATTTTTATGTCTACAAGATGATTGTGTATGGAAAGAAGGTGACCTGAAGATATTGATGGACTTAGTAGAGAGAACTGACCATCATGGCGCAGACCTTATATACTTAGCTGGTTATCATGTTTCAGGATATGATTATCAGTTCAAATCAATAGATAAGTGGTATGAAGAACCTGACTACATATACAATGCACACGCAATAGTATATACAAGAGACGCAATTGAAAGGATGTTAGCCTATAATTACAAAAATCATTTGATGAGTTTAGATGAATATTTAATGATACAGTGTAAGACAACGTATAGGATAGACGTAGCTGTTGATATAGGAGTTGAACGACCTATGAAAGCTATAAAAGTAAAGCACTCTCAGAATATTATACAACAGGTTAATGATATGGATAAAGTCATATCTGATATAGCAGATTCACCAGAGGTGAAATTATAATGGAACTACATGACATAGTAAGATATTTACACAACGTAAGAAAGGAAGATGGGTCAGCCAATCCTATTATAGGAGAAGACGACTTGGGAGTAGTAGCTACCCTTAGCTATCTATTAGAAGATAACAACTTTGTTATTAAAGCGTATAGCGGTACTGGCAAAACCGTTATTATGGATGCAGTCTTTGGATTGCTTCCTGACGAATACTACCACTCGATAGAACATCTTTCTGAAACAGCAGTCTGGTACGATGCTGATAAAATCAATCGTGCTAGATTCATAGCAATCCCCGAAGCACAGAAGTTACCTGAGGGAGTAATGGAAGTAATAAAGACTTGGGGAGACGGAAGACCTGCACTCCGTAAAAAAACAGATGTGACCACACAGGATGTCGCCGAACAGAGACTCAATCCGAAATACGTATTTATGTGCGTTGCGGTAGAGAATACTAAAGGTAGCACTTACTTTGACGCTGAGTTAGAGAGAAGGTGTATGATAGGTCACACTAATCCAACTGTCAAACAGACAGATGCAGTTGTAAAGCATAAACTTATGGACAGTGCTGTCCCTAAAAGCTTTATGACAACGATGACCGATGAAGAGATAGACGCGTTAAGAGGACATATCATTGACGCAGTAGGTCGTAGAGATGACGAGAATGCAATACTTCTACGTAATCCTTGCGCACCATTTATCTCTGAGGCCATCCCTACTTTATTCCCTGTATCAAGGAGTAAAGTACAATACTTATTGAAAGTTATAAACGCAGTAGGTAGATTCTATCCTGATGAAATACTTAAAGTAGAGAAGGATGGAGTTACTTACGGTTTACTGACCCCTAAGCATACTTGGTTAGGATTACGTATATACCTCAATTCCTTCTTGAATGAATGTTTGCATATGCCATCACATGGTACAGATGTCTTGAAACTATTTCCAGACACACGTGTCGATAAATTTGGTCTAGCAGGTTCAGACATAGTTAAGATGACTAGTAGGGAGATACGTACAGCAGCTAAGTCTGCGGGTCTACCTTTCACTAAGATAGAACCAATAGTAGAAGGTTTGGTATTTACAGGTTTCTTAGAAACCAAAGAAGATGATGGTAAGAAATATTACTTCAAGAGTCCTTTACTTAGAAGTCCTGCTTCTAAGATAGACTGGAGTGAGTTACTTACACAGACAAAAGAGTTTGTTGATGAACATTGGTCTGAATGTGCTGAAGAGTATAAATCAAGGTACTGTGAAGACGTAGAGGTTGTAGAACCTTTCACGGGTGAAACTATAAAGATAGCCCACGATGCCGTGTCCCCCGCTGATATGGATGTGGTAGGTGGTGACTTCCCTGAGGTGTTTAAAACTAAAGCAGACTATGAATGGACACAACAGAATGAATGGAATGAAGTTGAGTTCTTAATCACTGCACAAGGTGATTATAAAGCAGCGGACATAGAACTAATAAAGGAGTATATAAATGGACTTTGAAACGTATAAAGAATGGACAAGAGAAACAGCAGTCTATCCTACGGGTAGAGTGACTGTACATGGAACGAAGATAGACTTAGAAGAACAGTATCTTATCATGGGCCTAGCCAATGAAGTAGGTGAGTTCTTAGGTAAGTGTAAGAAACAGATGCGTGGCGATGGTGTCGCTATGGAAGATAAGGTAGCAGAACTAGGCGATATCTTTTGGTATCTAGCCAGACTATTAGACTCTTATGATATAACTCACCAAGAAGTATTACAACAGAACTTTATGAAATTAACTGACAGAAAGGAACGTGGAGTGATAAAAGGTGACGGGGATAATAGATAATACTAAAACTGAAGAACGCAAACGTTGGGTTGAATTATTGCACGCTGGTTGGATGTACCATCAGCAAGAAGTAAAGAACTCGACCAGTCCTATATTAGGTGCAGAGATGTCAGAGGATGAACTATTCCATATGGCGTTATCTGTAGCGATACAGGACTGTATGGCACTTATACAACAGTTAGAAGCATATGGTTACTTTGATGAACCAGAAGAAGAAGATGATGAGCTACCTCAACATAGTGCAGGACCTTTAGGATGAGTAAAGAGATAATGGAAGAGTATTCTACCACATTCTTTGATTGTGTATTAGAATATCCAGTAGAAGTACAACAAGATATCTATAATCTATATGCTTACTTAAGGGTAGTAGATGAGATGGTAGAACAAACGGATGCAGATGGTAAGATATACAACTACAAAGAATGGAGACAGATAATTGCTGACTTCCATCAAGTTAGTGACAAGTATGAGTTTGAGCCAGAATGGTTAGCTTCATTTCATCAATCTATGTTTACTGATGTAATTAAGAAGGAACATACGGTAATGTCTATGTTAGAGTACTGTAAGGGCTCGGCTGAAGCTGTTGGTTGCATGATGGCGCGTATACTTGGTTGTACATCAGAAGCGGATAAGTATGCCAAAGCGCTAGGTAGAGCCTATCAGATAATTAATTTTGTAAGAGACTATGATGATGATACCTCAAGAGGATATCACTACATTAATGATAATTTTGGATTTTATTGTAATATGTTTAAGTCAGACTTAGAGTACGCTTTAAAAGGTATGGAGTATATACCTGAGCATCTACGAGCCCCTATATATAAGGCTAATAAGATGTATAACAGTATAGCGGAGAAGTATCTATGATAGGAAGATTTTGTGAAGAGTGTTATAAAAAGAACTTTATGTTAACAAGACCATGTAAAAAGGTATACTCAGACTACCATAAGTTTATATGGGAATGTCCTGAGTGTAGAAAGGAATATACAGAGATATGGAGAGAGTACCATGAAGAGTAATGAATGCCCAAAATGTTTTGGGAAGTGTCTAGTTTATACCTATGATGGTAGGGCTAGATGTGCAAAGTGTGATGGTGATAGTTTTGAGTGAGACAAACTTTTATATATGCAATTGTATATATGGACATCAGAACTGTCAGTGTGACGGTAAAGGAAATAAAAGGAAGGACAAAGATATGGAATATAGAAAATGTAAAGAATGTGGGCAGCACATCTCTCATTTCGAGGGTAACATATGTGACCACTGTGAGGAGAGACAATAATGCAAACATTCTTACCAGTAGCAGACTTTGCTAAGTCTGCACAGATGTTAGACTACAAACGACTTGGGAAGCAACGTGTTGAAGGTATGCAGTTACTTAACGCTATGCAACCTGATTACCCCCACCGAGGTTGGTTATCACATCCAGCCAAGATTATGTGGGAGGGATATGAAAATGCACTGAAGGAGTATGTAAATACAATGATAACGCAGTGGAAAGCCAGAGGATACAACAATACCATGAAACTCTATGAGATTACTGGACCTATTGAGTACCCTGAATGGCTAGGCAACGACAAGATACACAAGTCACATCGTATGAACTTATTACGTAAAGACTTCGAGTTCTATTCAAAGTTGTGGCCAGACGAAGCGATAGAGTTCGCTTTCGATATAGAATCATATCCTTACTATTGGCCAGTACAGGGTAGATGGAAGATATCTACTCCTGATAGAACTGGTACACGTTGGGAGGATGAGTGAAAGTTCCACTTATTGGAATCAGTAGCCCATACACCCGTAACCTAGAAACAGGTGACGACCAAGTCGTTATGTGGCAAAACGGGGAGAAGGTGGTTGATATTTCTCCCTATGAGCCACATTGTTATATCCCCGATAAGGATGGGGACGATTACTCCTTAATAGGGCAACAGGGCTCTATTAAGATGAAAAGGGTGCCTTATAGAGCTGGTGAGGAGCTTCCTAAAGGCATAGTGCTAGATGGAGCCAGAGAGAACATTATGGACAGGCTAGTGATAGAGCACCCAGATTACTTTTATGGATTTCCAAATAGCCAGCCTCTCAAATCTCTTTGTTTTGATATAGAGACACACTCACCCGACGGGTCGTTTCCCTTCGGGGAAAACTACCCAGTGGTGGCAATCGGGATTGTCACCTCAACAGGAGAGCGTGAAGTCTTTCTATGGGATGGTGAGAGTGACAGACAAGTATTAATTGATTTCGCAAGATTTATCAAAGAATACGACCCCGATGTAATCTACGGTTATAATATGGTAGGTTACGATGTCCCACAAATACTTTTCAGAGCATCATATCATGGTATGCGTAACTATAAAAAGTTACTTAATCGGGACGGCTCTGATTATGGTTGGCAACCAGCTGAAAACACTGATGACCTTCGTATGAAAGCAGGTGGTCGTGTAATAGTAGATTTACTACGACACACGAGACTAGACTACGCGTTATCAGGACAACCACGTGGTCTTAAGCCAGTGAGCAGACACTTTGGATTAGAACCTATTGAGTTAGATTTTGAGAATAAAGTTCTTCTCGATTATGAGCTTTCTGAAATCCACGAGTATGTTTTGTCAGATGTAGACTGTACTAAGTTCTTGTTTGACCACTACTTTCCTAGGTTAGAGTTTACAGCAGAATTCATAGGTGTGCCATTAGAGTCATATGTCAACGCACCTGCTTCTTATGTTACTAAGGTTCTACAAGGTAGGTCTTTACACGAACAGAAGATACTTACTAAGGATATAAACAGAGATAGGCATCCTGAGATATACCGAGAAGACAAAGGTAACTATCAGGCTGCTAAGATTGCATTATTCGAACCGGGATTCCATAAAAAGAACATAAAGGTAGATTTTTCTTCCTACTATCCTTCTATTGCTATGGCCTTAAATTTAGGTCCAGATACTACTAGAATCGTAGGATATGACGATTATACTGATAAATTAGAGCATATAGATGGAAAGCTTTATATACCAGACACACAGATTAATAAGAGAGTCATCGTAGAAATCGATAATGACAGGAAGAGTTGCCTTTATAGTATGTGTAAGAAATTCACAGAACTAAGGAAACCTTACAAAATGGAAGGTACTAAAGAAGGTGACAGTAAAAGTAATGCTTTAAAAATAATGGTGAATACATTCTATGGTGCTAATACTAATCCGTATATTAATTATGGCGATATGGGCGTTGGTCTCACGATTACCGGCGTCGCTAGATACCTACTGGAACATGGAATTGACCTCCTCAGAAAGAAGTATGGCGAAAAAAGCGTTGTTTATTGCCATACGGATGGTATTAATACTAATACTGATGTGGATGTTAATTGGCTTACTAACAGACTTAGGCTTATTCTAGAGGCAACGATACCAAACGTTGACGCAAGTTTTATATCTTTAGACAAAGATGAATATAAAGAAGGTTACTGGGTACAGATAGGAAACTATGTACTACGTAACGCTGATGGTAGTTTGACTAAACATGGTTCTACTTTCAAAGCTTCAACCAGAAGTATATTCTACAAGAATACTATCGATAGAATAACTAATGCTAGATTAGATAATAAAACTGGTACTGTCATAGCTGATGAAGTGTATGACTTTGACCACTTACCTATAGAAGAGTTTATACAACGTAGAAGGTTGAATAGAAAATTATCTGACTATGTATCAGAAACAGATATGATGATTACATTAGCTACTCAGGGTGAAAGTATAGGTATAAAACCATTACCTATGACTTCATATGAGTATTATAAAACCAAAGATGGTTACAAGATAAAGGAATTGACAACGGGTAAATCAGAACTAGATGTAAGATATTATTGGGATATAGTATCTAGATTACTTGAGAAGTTTGGATTAAAGCATTTAATTAGAAAGAATCCACCTTTGACAATTCTAGACAAGAAACAAAAGAGTTTGATGGAGTTTGTATGAGAGATATAACAGCATACTACTGGTTCAAAGAAGCCTTTAGTAAAGAAGAAATAAAGAAAGTATATGAGTTAGCAAAGGAATACCCAGAACAAGAAGCAACCACATTTGGTGCTGATGATGATTACAGAAGAAGTAAAATAAGCTGGATGGGTTTAGACGATAAAACAGGATGGATATATCAGAAGTTAATTAACTGTATGGCAGAGGCTAATAATGAAGAGTTTGGTTTCGATTGGACTGGTGCTACTGAAGCAATACAGTTTACAACGTATGATGCTGGAGATAAGGGTCACTACGATTGGCATATGGATGTTATTCCTTCAAATCAAAATAGAAAGATATCTGCGGTAGTTTTATTAAATGATGACTATGAAGGTGGTAACTTACAGATTGAAGGTAAGGATTTGACAGAAACTATTGGCGCTGGTAATGTTATTATATTCCCTTCATACTTATTACATAAAGTTGAAGAAGTAACTAAAGGTACTAGAAATAGTTTAGTTATATGGGGCGTTGGACAAGAAGCCTTCAAATGATTGACAAGATTTACATCATATGGCATAAGCCAGAACTAAGAGACCAGATGATAGCAAGGGTAGAGAGTACCTTTGATATACCATATACCTGTATAGAAGGTCCTAATGGTAATGATATAGATTTTGATTTAGGTGGTTACAACCCCGTTGAGAATTGGAAACTTACAGATGATGATAATCCCATTACCCATGTTGGTGATGACAAGTACAACTGGCAGTTATATGACCAGATGGCTAAGGAATGGGACGGAGATAAACGAAGTAGAGACCATAAGTTAGGTGAACTAGCGTGTGGTATTGCACATCACCGTGCATGGTTGGCAGCACTCCAAGATGGTGTCAATACTGCTTTGTTTTTAGAACAGGACGCTGACATAAAACCACATCACGCAGTGAAGATAAAAAGTTACTTGGACTCTATCCCCGAGTTTGATGTGTTATATGTTGGTAACTGTATCAACTCCATAAATGAAACTAACTTACATAAAGGTGTAACAGGTGAGATTATACAACCTACTTTCCTATATTGTTTACATTCTTATATCATGACAGCTAGTGGTATACAAAAGGTCATACCAGAAATGATGGACAATCTATGTGTACCTGATGAATATATACCAGCTAAGTTTACTATTAGAAATGAAAAAAGAATACACCCATCTTTGATGCATTTAGAACCTAATCTAAAAGCTTATGCTGTACATCCTAGATTGATAAGACAACTCATAAAAGATGTGAGTGGTAGTACAACGGAGTTTTCAGATTATTACAATCGACTATAAGGTATGGATAGCTTTATATAGTACCATGCTATTGATTATTATTATAAGGAGTATATTATGATTATAGAAACCACCAGCAAACACGCAGCCAGACAAGGAATGTGGCCATGTGTTTATCATGGTAATGGAGTATCAAAAGATTCAGATATCTTTAACAAAATGAAAGATATAGAGTCTAAGATAAAATACCAAGAGCAAGACCCGCGTGACCACGATATAACTATATTGACATGGTCTATACCAGAAGAAAGAACGTTATTACAAGATAATTTTAAACGTATGGGTATAGAAGATAGTATTACTATCATGCCTATATCTAAACCTTTCAACTGGTTGAGTAAAATTAAATTACTACACGAATATATGCCATATGTAAAAACTAAATACATTATGGCTTTAGATGCCACAGACATAATGGTATCTACAGATAACCGTGGAGAACTATGGCAAAATCTAATCAATGTGTTTGAAGGTGTGAATTGTAGTATGTTATGGAATGCAGAGAAAAACAGCTGGCCTAACACCACTACACATGACGTACTTAAGAATGAACTAAGTATCATGAAAGGTTTTGAAGAAAGACTCTACGCCATGCATTTAGATAGTGCTTACTGTTATCTAAACTCAGGTGCCTTTATTGGCTATACTGAGTACGTAAAGGGGTTCTATCAGAGATTATGGGACTTAACAGAGCCATATTATGGACGCGGTGAAGATGAAGGTATGTTTGGTGGGGACCAAGGATTTGTAAGAATGATACAGTCTACAGAGTTTCCAAAGATGGTTATAGATTATGAATGTAGGATATTCCAGACATTCAATAGAATAAATGAAGAGGAGATAAATATATATGAATAAATTACATCCAGAGTTATGGAGTTTATCTGTTGATAGAGACAGATGGGTTGAAAGATTTATACACCCCCATGCAAGAGTAAAGGATTGGGATGGTATAATATCAGAAGAAAAGGAAGGTAGTGACATATGGTCATTTCCTATATTTACAAAGGAGTTTTGTAGAAAGGTAATTGAAGAATCCGAACATCAGAATGTTTGGGTTACTGATAGACACAGTAATTATCCTACTACTGATTTCCCATTGAAAGAGATAGGTTTACATGATGTATATGATTTTGTATTAAAGGAATATGTATTTCCTATAGCTAGATATATATGGGGACTCACAGGTGTAGAATGGGGTGGTAATATGACACATGATACATTTGTGGCTAAGTATTCACCTGATGCACAAGGTCATTTGAGTTCACATATAGATGCAAGTAGTTATAGTGTAACTCTTGCTTTAAATGATGATTTTACTGGTGGTGGTACATGGTACAACCGTCAGAAGGTTTTAGTAAAGGCACCTGTAGGACATATGTGTCTTTTTCCTATGCCTACTCATAAACATTCAGGAAGATGGATAGATGATGGTGTAAGATATATTATAGTATCTTTTTGCCGTGTAGGTATGGATAACTGGGGATAACTTTATATACTAGCCTGTACTATATATAAGTAGGACTACATGTCCTGAGGATAAGTATGGAAGAAAATGCAGAGAAACCTTTAACTGATTATCTAAAAGATGCTGAAGTTAAAATAGTATGGAAAGAAGAGGACCGAACTAAAGTAGGTCGTGGTAAAATCACACACGATGATGATAATTTTGTTTATCTAACTGGCGAAAAAGGCACAGTTATTGTTAATAAGAATAGTATTATAGCAATCAAACAATGAAATTAGTTTTTAATCTTGATGATGTTATATGTACTCCAGCTAAAGGTATAAAGTTTGGTATACCAGACTATATAGAAAATTGTTTACCTATAGAGGATACAGTAACATTCATGTTATGGTTAAAGAAAAATAGACACCACATAACTATATGGTGTGAAAGACCCAATGATTTGTCTGTAAAAATGCAGACAGAGCAATGGTTAGAAATGAATCAAGTCCCCTATGATAGACTTTTATTTGATAGGCCAAGTAGTTACATAAACGTAGACGAAACACCATCACATGCAAAGTTTTATAAACACCTAGGTGACTTGGGTATAGTTGCAGAAATGTACGAGGAATGGAAAAATGACAGACAAAAAGAAAGTGGCAAAGCTAGTGGACAAGAAAGTCAACACTAGAAATGCGAATATGATAGATAACACCCAAAGAGAGGGTGAGACACTAGGTAGTGTAGGACCTTTTGTAAAGGTAACTTGGAATGATGCTGCTAGCACATTTAAAGCCTATAGAATTAATGCAGATAATCCATCTGAACATCTCACCGTTTGTGAGACTGTTGGAGAATTAGTTGCACAAGATGATAAGGCTTTAGTAGTAGTTATGCATGGTTCACAGTGCGATGGTTGTGATATAATGGCTATACCAACAGATTGGGCACAGAGAATAGAAATTTTAGAACCGCAAGGAACAGTAGTAGAGAATTGGAAAGAATGTATAGAGACTTTGGAATCCCAGCAAGAATCGCAAAACCAGAAACAAGAGAAGAATTAGAGGCACTTATAGATAAATGGAATGGTAAGAAGAGTTGCTATACCAGTGTCTATGCCTTTGATGATGATAAAGGTTACGAAAGTGCTTATATCAATACTATATGGTTTGATTTCGACCATAAAAGGAATATAGATAAATGTCTAAAAGACGTAAGAAAGTTTTACAAACGATACTGCAAGCCAAACAGGATAATCCCACGGATATATCTTACAGGGGGGAAGGGCTTTCAAATGAATATAGACTTTCATTCCCTATTGGACTTGCCCCCAAGTATCAAGCGTCGCTCCCTAAAGGAATATTTATTACATCTAAAAAAGAAGTATAGTTTAAGTACCCTTGACGAGCGTTGTGTTAACAATAGTGTATCATGTATGCGTCGTATACCTAACACACAGTATATCTCTGGATTAACTGGAGAATCTACTGGAGTGTGGTGTACTCAGTTTTCTGTAGATGATATTATGAAATTATCTATAGAAGAATTATATGGCATGGCTATGGATGGACCCAATCCAATCATAGAGATTAACAGAAGTAAACGTGCTTTACGTGATATGTTAGACTTTGTATGTGATTTATATAGTGTACCGCACACAGTATCAAATAGTGCTGATTACTTATATAGAGAACTTTACAAAGCAGCAGAACAAGAGACAACAAAATATCCAACCGAGGGTAATTTTACTCTTGATTTAGATAAATTGGATAACGTTGTAGAGAGAACAGGTAAGATAATTGCTAGATGTCCTGCCTGTGCCGCTAAAGGTAGAGATAGTCAGGGAAACCACTTGGTTATATTTGACAATGGTGCGTTTAGTTGTATAATTGGTGATGCAAATCATAGAAAAGAAATATACCAATTAGCAAGGAAACCTTTAAATACTAGCAAGGACTAAGTATATATGGCTAATGTAGAGAGATTGACCAAAAGGGTCAAAAAATTAGAAGAATGGATTGAAGAAAACAAGGATATGGGAGGACCTAAAGGTCTTCTTGAGACTATGTCATTCCTTGTAAATGAAGCACGAAACAATGCTATGGGTGCTCAGCGTATGCAACAGCAATTTACGCAGTTTAGAGACCTAGCATTTGAGTTCTTTAAAGGAAATGATTTGGAAGAAACATGGGATAAATTCCTAGAGGAAAAGGATAATGCCGTTCAAGAGCAAGAAACAGAGAGCGTACCTGTACGCGACGAACCCGAAGATAGCGAAGGAGTTCGAGAAGAAGACGCCGAAGAACAAAAGACTACCGAATAGGAGCACAAAGAAACGTGGCACGAAAAAAGTTCAAAGATACAAGCGCAAATAGAAAAAAGAGATGGAGTAAGAAATCTCCTATGGCCAGAACTGGTAAACAGAATGGTTCATGGAAAGGAGGTAAATCTGCCCATTACTATAGAAGAAAGGCAAACGCTGGTAAGAACGAAGTAGTGCATCATGTAAGTGGAGGTAAAGGCGGTAAAGGTAAGCCCGGAGTACACAACGCTAAAACCTCAAGGAAAAGTAATTTAAGGAAAGTAACAGCTGCCCAACATAATAAATTACACCCTGAAAAGGGTAGAAAAGCAGCAGCAGCTAGAAAACGTAATGCAAAAAAGACAACAAAAAGGAGAAAGAAATAATATGTGTAACTGTACAAACTGTGACTGTAAAGACTGTGGAAATCAAAATTTTGACAGATTAGTAGGAGCAAAGGCAGTAGCAGCAGGAGTTCAACCATGGGATGCCGAATGGTACTGTGATGAAACCTGTAATTGCTGTGACAAGTAATGGGGTTAATAACCACAGAACTTGCAAAGAAACGTAAGAAAAAGGGTGTAGTATCTATAGTCGTAGACTACAAATAATTTTTTAAGATAAACGGGGTAGACAGGTATTTATACCCTTTGTCCACCTGTTCCACCCCAACCTTTATATAGGTTTTTGTATTATAATAATATCCCACTAAGGGTGAAGAAAATGTTTAAGAACGAAGTATCAGAATTTATTTATAAAAGAACGTATTCTCGTTGGTTAGAAGACGAGAACAGACGAGAAGATTGGCCAGAAACTATTGAGCGATTCATTAGTTTTGTAATTTCAGAAAGACCAGATATACCTGAAAAGACACAAGCAAAAATACGCAAGTACATGACTGAGTTTGCAGTCATGCCATCTATGCGATTTCTATGGGCAGCAGGTCCAGCAGCAAAAGCTGACAATACCTGTATTTACAACTGTTCATTTGCTAAGATAAATAGCGTAGAGGCATTCGCCGAATGTTTATATGTTTTAATGTGTGGAACTGGTTTTGGTTTCTCTGTAGAAAATGAAGAAGTAGAGAAGTTACCTACAGTACCTGCAATCAAATCAGCCCTTGGAAACCCTAAAGTTATTATCGAAGATTCGAAAGCGGGGTGGGCGGATTCTGTAAAGACATTAATGCAGAGTTTGTACGATGGTCAGAACGTTTACTTTAATTACGATTTAATACGTGGAGAGGGGGCCCGTCTAAAAACTATGGGGGGAAGAGCTTCAGGCCCACAACCCCTTATCAAGTTGCATGATTTCATACGTGAATCAATGCATAATGCACAAGGTAGAAAACTAACAGCGTTAGAAGCTCATGATATTTGTAATCAGATTGCTGAAATCGTTGTAGTTGGAGGAGTACGTCGTAGCTCACAGATTTCACTAAGTGACCTTGATGATAAAGAAATGCGACACGCAAAAGACTGGCCTTATCCTATTAAACGCGCTATGGCTAACAACAGTGCAATCTATAGGGCTCAACCAAGCGCAGCGGAGTTTTTGAAAGAATGGGCCTCCTTAGCTCTATCAGGCACTGGTGAAAGAGGTATATTTAATCTAGATGCTGCACAAAGCAAAGCTCCATCGAGACGTTACAGTCCTAAAATTCAAGGAACTAACCCTTGTGGAGAAATTATGTTACGAGATATGCAGTTTTGTAATCTCAGTGAAGTTGTGATACGTGAAGAAGATGATTTAGATACACTTTTAGACAAGGTAGAATGCGCAACGTGGCTTGGAGTCATACAGAGCTCGTTTACTGACTTCCCATACCTCAGAGAAGAGTGGAAAAGGAACTGTGATGTAGAAGCGCTTCTAGGTGTAAGTTTGACTGGTCAGATGGATAACCCTTCCCTGTTGAGCTCGGACGCACTATCGGCGCTTAAAAGCCGTGTTATTCGCATTGCACGTAAAGCATCTGGTATACTAGGAACAAAAATGCCAGCAGCAACGACTTGTGTCAAACCAAGCGGTACAGTTTCACAACTTGTAGATTCTGCATCTGGTGTACATCCTAGATACTCAGAATATTACATTAGAAGGTATAGAATAGCAGCCCGTGACCCTCTCTTCAGATTGATGAAAGATAGTGGTATAAAGGCAAGTCCAGAGAATGGACAAACAGAAGAAAATGCAACAACGTATGTTTTAGAATTTCCAGTAAAATCACCAGAAGGATGTATAACACGTAAGGATGTTACTGCCTTAGACCAGTTGAAACACTATAAAAACCTACAACATAATTGGTGTGAACACAACGCCAGTATGACTGTTTATGTTAGAGATGATGAATGGTTTGAAGTAGGTAATTGGGTGTACAAAAACTGGGATATAATTAATGGAGTATCTTTCTTACCATATGATGGTGGACACTACAAATTAGCCCCATATGAGGAAATTGACGTCCATACTTACGAAAGGCTTATAAAGAAGCTCCCCCTAATAGATTATAGCAAGTTATCAAATTATGAAACTGAGGACAATACTCAGGGTAAACAAGAGATAGCTTGTTCAGGAGATAAATGTGACATCTGAAGGCGATATAACCGGTCAAGCCAAGAAAATGGGCAGGAACGCAGGATTGAAAGCAGATGGTACTCTAGACAGTGTTCATTCTATATTAGGAACTGACATGAAAGAGGGTACTATTAAAGCTAGAACCGTAAATCCTGATGCACCTGTTGATAGTTTAGGTAATACTGAAAGAGCTAAATATAATAAAACCAATAAGAATTATTAAAGATATTCGTTAAGTTTGGGTTTTTCCTTAGTTAACTGTAATTTACAATTTACATCTTTATCGGAACAAGTTACTTGTTTAGATACTATTCTATGTTTACCAATACATTCAGGGTAGTCTGGAGTTTGTAAATTTATAACGTTTCCAATATTTAAGTAATGTCCTTTTGTGGTGGTTATTGTTATTTCTAAATCTTCTTCGGCCTTTGTAGCTTGAATAAATGCAGCCTGTACAGCCTCATCAGGATATTCAAACGCCTTTTGTCTATCAGTTTTAATTTTAGCACCCATTATACCTGTCGATAAATTATTGTGTTTATACAAAACATTAACCCCATTGACTTTACCTGTTAATAAATTAGGTCGTGGTCTTTTTTTAACTGATAAATTTTTAACACCATCACCAAAACCAAATCTAATTGCAGCATCATTTATAGATTGTTCTTTTACAAAACATATATTTGATTTAGTACCATCATCAACTATTATTAATCTATTACTTAATATTTCTGTTAGGTCATCTGTATTTTTGGGCATGTTTTTATCTATTATAGACAAAGCGTTCATATTATTACCTCTAATACCTGACAATGTAGAAACAGGGTTAGTGTCATTTATCATATCTAAACCAATTACCGTTTCTTTTATGTTTACATATTCTTCTATGTAGGCTTGTAAGAATTGACCTAAAGTATGCCCATCATAGTTATCGTCATCCGTTAAGGATAAAGGTATAGTTTCATTACCTGTTAACAATGTTCTTACATCGTATGCCACTATATTCATAGCTTTATCTGTAGGGTTAGATTGTCTTATTCTACCTCTAAAAAAAGGTACAGCGTCTGTACCACCGTAATTTAAATAAAATGTAATCTCTTTATTGTTCAATGGTGCATATTTAAGTGATGGGTCAGGTATACTAACGTTCAAACTAGATGCCTGATTTTTACCATTTTCACTATACTGAACTGATTTAAAAGCAGGTATTGGTTTATCTCCTATAAATAACTTAGGAAAACTATATGTATCGCGGCTCATCTATCATATCTCCACCTAAAGAAACATAGTTCTTAGTAAACATTCTACCAGCCTCAACACCATCTATTGTAGTACCTGTGTTATTATACTGTATCATATGTGATACTTGCATTGTTATTCCAAATTTAGCAAATTGTAATCCTACTGGATGGTCTTCTGACATATCAGTTATAATTCCAAAAAATCTTGAAGTGATACCACTCTTATGGTCTACATCCATATAAACCGGCGTAGCAGCTCTTTGATATTGATTAAATTTATCTCTAGTAAATGTACCATCTGAATCTTTTATATCAACACCTCCAAAAGTAAGCGCTCCACCTGTTGCACCTATCTTTCTTATTTCTGCTCTTCCTATTCTATCTTCAACTATCTGATATTTACCTTTATGATTGTAACTTACACTTTGTGTTATAGCTCTTGGGTTTAATGATACGTGCATAGGGTCTACTAAATCTATAATTTGATTCTCAGGACCACTACATATGTGAACTGAATTTATTGATAAATCATCATAACCAGCCCACGAAGAACCTCCTGTGCCTGCATCAGTATCAATAGTCATTAATAAACCGTATTTATTATATTGTTCATCCCATCTGACTGTTTCATCTAAAACCTGTGTAGTTTCTCCTCCATCAGCAGTAAAAGATGTAACTCTACCAGCAATGTTATCATGTTCTTCTTCGAATTTACCATGAGGCCAGAATCTATCAGGAATTTGTGCAGGGTCTATACTTATCCAATCGTCAGGTTCCTCCCACTCCCATGTTCCCGGAGTATACCAAGTAGTAAAAGAACCTACATCAGTATCATCTAAGTTTTTAATATCTGCTAAAGTTTTGTTGACAAATTTCAAAGGTTTCCATTGTGCACAACCCTTTATAGTTCCTGTAATATTACTAAAATTACCTCTTGCAGTTTGATAAGTAAAGGTATTTACGTCTGCAACAGTTCTGACTACTACACTTTCATCATAAGTTGATGTGTTTGAACCTTGAATAAATACTTCATCACCTACAGATAAACCATGCGATGCTGCTGTAACTGTAGCAATTCCTGAACTTACATCTAAGTCAGTAAAAGTTATAGACCTGTTTATAGAACCAGCGGTTAAAGGTGCTGAATAAAGTAAACCCACTCTTATTTTAGGTGTACCTGTAATTTGAGTGCCATTATTTTTATGTAAAGTACTCAATGTTGTATTTGTATCTCTGTCGCCTACGTCAGGTTTACGCATATAATATTCAGAACTTGCTGCGGCGTTTTCAAAAGGTTCACCACAATCCCAATATAATCTGTTAAATTTATGTCTTGAGGCCATAACTCCATTATTAATAGAATCAGCATCATCTATATTATCCGTAGCAGTTGAACCTATTCTTCTATCACTAGATATACCGTGGTTTGTAAATAATATACGACCAGCAGGATTTGCTGCTTTAGCCGTAGGTACTTCTAATTGTGATGAATCTACCCCTATGTTTGTCCAATCATCTGGGTCGTTCAAACCTCTAAATATAAAGAAACTAGATGAAATCATATCAGAAGGCCAACTGTATCCAGCTTGACCTTCTCTAGAATGTGAGTAGTCTGTAGTCTGTCCTTCGTCTACCCAATGATGTATAAAAGATTTATTATATGTAGCCTTTGCATCAAAGTTAGCAGAAGTAGCATTAAATATAGCAGAATTACTAACTTCAACTTGAGTTCTAGCTAAAATTTGTCTTGTTAACCATCTATTATCATCGTCAACCATACCATAAAGAGGGAAGGTGTAAGATGTGCGTTTTACACCATCGGAAACTTCAAATACATCTCTCAGACCAGAGGCTAATTCATTAGAAACATTTGTTGAACTTATTACATCTGTAACAGCTGCTGAACCAGCCAACGCTGTTTGATGTACACTATCACCGTCATTAATGTAATATTTTGATATACTTTGGTCTGGGTTTCTGACTATACTTTCTGTTGCGTCTAGTGTAACAGTAGTTCTAGGGTCATCAAACTCTACCACTGGATTACCTAAAGATACCTCAGCTATAACTGGATATGCTTCTGCAACATTTGCATTATTTGTAATCCATAATTTTTCACCGGCACCTAATAAGTTAGCAGTACTAGTGTCAGAAGCCTCTCTTTGGTCCAACAACTCTACTCTAAGAACATGTAAAACATTTGATACCGTGCTAGTACCTGCAAGAGTTAAATCGCTATATCTTATATCTCCTCTGTCACCTGTAGTAGGAGTAGCCGATAAATCTTGTCCTCCATCTTCTTGTCCTTCAGTATAATAAGTAACTCTAACTTTAACTTCAGCTCTTCCTGCCTCTATAGCTTGAGTTGCACGTAATTTTATAGTTTGTGATGTATAAGCAATACCACCGTCTACATCTAAAAGTGGTGCAGTATTTAATCCAGCAAAAACTCTATTCTTATCTGCTTTTAAAATACCAATAGGTGGTTTGGGAGTAGGTGCAAATACAGGTATACGTTCACTACTTGATTGGTCCGCCTCTATTCTATATGTATTATTACGTCCTTCTTGTAATATAGCTTCTGCTTCTAAAACATCTATGCCTCCCAAAGCGTCAGCAACAGCAGCAGTAGTGTAGAATTTAGATAAGAAACCATCAACAGATTTTACTCTGATTTTTGGATGATGAAATTTGTCTCTTGTAAAAATATGTGAAGTAATACCAACAAATTGTGGATTATCAAATTTAATTAAAGTATAATTAGCATTACCCTTTGGGTCGTTGTCCTCTCCATCGTCCCAATCAATATAAAACTCTAATACTGGTTCATTAGCTTCTACTCTAAAAAAATATTTAGTATGTGTAAAGAAATTAAAATTAGCAGCTTGTTCATCGTTTAAAAGGAATGGATTGCCCGATTCAACTTGTAAAGCATTGGTATCTGTTTTAGCGTTATCTTCAGTTAGATAAGCTTTCAATACAAAATTATCTGGGGCTGCCATTAGTCCACCAACCTAAATGCTGCTTTTCGATACGATACTGTAGGCGATGTAGCAACGTCCGTAGACGAACCACCTCTTATATTGTGATAATCTTTCATAAATAACCTTGCAGAATAAGATACTGGTGAACCATTAGATAATTCAGTTAAGTTTTTAGTTAAAACAAACTTTTCATCACTTGGTGCAACTGGATATATACATTTCTTATATACTACTACTTCTTCTATCCTACCGTCAAAAGATGTGGTGCTTCTTCCTACTGTGAAGTCACCAGTAGATGAGTGTAAATCATCTCCCTTATCCCAGTTTGGTTTTTGTCCATCACTAGGACCGGCAGCAGTAACTAAACCACTTTGGTCAACTAATTTACCATCGATGTATAATTTTACATTACCAGATTTTAAATTTTTGTCAAATGTAACAATAGCGTTACATGGTGTTTCTCCGTCCATTGTAATCGCAGGAGATGTTAATGTAACAAATTCAGAAGCTGCTGAGTATACATGAGTTGTTATTATACCAGTATCAGCATCTATCAGTAAATCACACTGTGGTGATTCAATAATATAATTTACTCCAGCTGCACCATTATCTGTAACGAAATGAGCTACCCATGATGCTTCTGATGTAAGTTGTTGTAAAGTATCTCCACTTGATGGATTATATTTTACAAAATCATTATTACCGTCAAATCTCATACAGTTACCAGCTAAACCTTCTATATCATGAAGTTGTCCACTATCTGACATACCAGCTGTTTCAGTGGTAGTACCACCATCTGTATTATTTTTGAATGCTTTGTTTACAGGTACTGTACTTGGATGTTCTCCATGACTTCCTGCATCATTTAAAGGTAGATGTAAAATAGCATCGTGATACTGTGTATTAACAGGTTTACTATCTATTATCATAAAACCATACCATAAATCATCATCATCTGCACTAAATCGGAATTCTGGTAAATAAGGGTCATTTTCATAAGGAACTACACTTAACGAAGGTGTTTCTGGTAATTTATCTTCAAACACTGTCAAACTATATGGTAGTCTATCTGTTTGATTGTCATTCAAAGTTACTCCTGAAGGAGCTGAACTTAAGTTATTGTAAAATATTACTTCGTGTTTACTATCTGGGTCTAAAGAATCTAAAACAAAATGAACATCATCACCCGGTTCTATAGTACTATCTACTTCAAATATTTTTGGCATTTTAAATTGATTGTATGCGCGTGATTTAGGTATACTTTTAGATATAAAACCACCAGTTTCTGTTTCTTCTTCGTAAGTACCAAAACCGTAATCTCTTATATCTAATATAGTATCATCATCATCTGGGTCGTGCGTCCAACTATTTTCATATGAACCAGTTATACTTGGAGCATCATTATACAAATACTCATTCCATGTAGCACCAAAAGCTGCTCCATAGTGATTATTAGATGTACCATCTCCTATAGTACACAACGCTGATGAATAAGTTTTAGCTGGCATCAATACAATAGATTGAGCTGAAAGTGAATAACTCCAATTTTGTATAACTCCATAAACCCAATATTTATAAGGAGAAATGAAAAGGTATGGTAATTGATATTCTGAAGTCATCTGTTCTCCCGTTTTAGAAAGACCATTCCACTCTAATTTAACGTGTTTATTGTCTATAACTTCTATTAACTTAATTGTGTTATTCATTGTATTACCGTCTCCACCTTCAGTATCAGTGTCTTGTAATTCACCACCAGTTGTATTTCTAACTTTACCTCCCCACAAGAAACCTATAAATGTATCATTTTCATGGTTTTTGAATGGTTCTACACTATCTACTTTATATACTCCTTCGTTTCTACTAACTACTTTTAGTACTCTAGCAGAACATGCTATATTTTCTCTTTTTGTTAATACAGGAACAGTATCAACTGTGCCAGAACTATATCCAACTCCTGTAGCTGCTGCTTGAATATCTCCTTTGATTCGAATAAAACCTGCTCTAGTAAATCCATCTACACTACCAGTTCCACTTGTATATCCTAAGGCATTTGTATTAGATACGTTAGTATCAATAGCATAGGTTTTGCTATGGTCTATATTGAATCCTCCTATTGATGAATATGCCATCTGATTACCGAAGTAAGAACCTCCTCCAGAAAGTTGATTGTTTGCTTGTTGAGATGTAGGGAATGTACCACTTGTACTATAAGCTTTAGCTTCGTCAGTTGAATAACCGGTAGTAAAAGCCCATCTTGTAAACGTAACTGCTTGATTGTTAGATAAATTAGTTGAAAAATTATTTAAGAATATACCTACATCTGGACTTCCTCCATCCACAAAATCATCTACTTCATCAGTACCAAAGGACAAAACAGTATAACCGGGGAAACCTAATCCGTCACCCGGTACAGCACTCCACGTATCTGCGGCACTAGTAGAGAACATAGGAACTAATGAAGGTGCATCTATCAATAATTCTGTAGGGTTATGTTTTTCAGGATTTGTTGTAGCATTCTGATAGGTATAATTGAAATTCTTTAATCTAACACCATCCACAAATACGCTACTTTGCGTAGCTCTTCTTATAGTATCTGTTGCTGTAGTACCGTCTGATTGTGCAATTTGTGTTCTTTCGATATTTCCTCCACCATACTCCATCATCATATCTTCGTTAACACCATTACCTGTAGAATTATGGAAATTAGTTAACCATACTGTTAAAAATCTAGGCCATACAGCCCCGGCATGTTCAGGACCTCCACCATAAGCTGTATTTAACGGACTAGAATGGTCACTTGCAAAATAAGAAACACCACCGTCATCTGTTCCACTGTGCGGGAATCCTAATCCTGTTGATGAATTACCTAGTGCTCCTGCATTTGCTGTTCTACCTGACCACCAATAGGTTTGTGTATATCCCATGTGGTGTGTTAAATGACTAACTCTAGAGAACTTGTCAGCAGCTTGTGGAGCTTCGTTTGCCTTTCGGAGTGGTATACCTGTTTTTGGGTCACATAATTGAACTTCACACTCAGCATCTGACCACTGGTCTCCTGCGGCAGGAAACATTATTTTCATAGTAAAATATCCATTAGGCACGGGATTTGATGATGCTTGAGTTGCAGTATAAGAAGCTGCATCAGAACTTTGGTCACCTTTAACATAAACATCTGTTCTACCGTTTCCTGTACATGTGTTACATGACCCATGTCCTGAATTAGAATTATAATATGTATGAGCGCTTGATAAATTTTGCATGTGTACACCGTCTGTCCACATTTTTGTATCAGCATCCCAATCAGATTCGTTATTACTGTCAAGTTGTTCAATAGCTGCAAATCTATTAAAAGCCCATCCTAAAAATGGAAAACCAGATGTTGCAGTTGTTTGGAGCGGGTTTGTGTCTGAAAAACCACCCCACTCAGTACCGTCAGTTGTAAAATGTTTACCCATATATGATAATATATTATCACTAGCAGTTGGTTTGAAAAATCCTAATGTTACTAGAAACCCTCTTTTTACTAACGATATTTTATCTAAAGAATCATCATAAGCTTGAACTATATCTAATCCATCTAAATTTATATCTAATTCTATTGTTCCTGCTACGTTAGCACCTCTATTTTCATTTGCTGCTGTATTAGCGGTTATATCCCCGGTAAAATATTTATTTTGGAACCATGAAGGGAAATTAAGTGCAGGGAATGGAATTGGTCCATAACTAGCCATAGTTTGTTGTATTTTAGGATAGGCATTAGGGTTGGGGTTATTACTAGGACTATACATTTCATACATGTTTGAAAACTGCCCATCAGCACCAACTAAAGAGTTTATATCCGTTGCACCTGCCCAATAGCAATACATTTCCATACTTTGTCCGTTACCCTTTAACGTATTTTTAGTACTAAACCTAGAAACAGCGGTTCCGACTAAATGACTTTTGTCATCAGTTCCATTAACCAACATTTCTTTATCTTGTTGTACTACACTGAAAAAAGAATTATCAGGAGTTACTTGATTATTATATTCTTTACTACTGTCTAAAGTATCCTGACCTATTCCCTGAATTAAACCAGCTATAGCACTATCACGGAAGTATTTTACACTAGAACTTTTAGAATTGGTTACAGTTTTCCAATAAGAATCACCTTCTACACTTAAATTATCAGCTCTCATAATAAAACAAACCTTTCTCCTTCCCGATTTTTTACCCGTTGTTTCTGTGTAAGAACAATGTCTTCTACTAAATTTATTATAAGACATTGTCATTTTTAATTCACCACCACGAGATAACCTAACAACGTGGTCATGCGCATCTCCTACTTCTAAAAATGGTTTACTTATTTGGACTAAACTTCTAGCTATAGGTATATACTCAACGTTTCCAGCATATTCGAATTTACTAGCTAATCCTGTAAATTTTTCTTCATCAGATATATATCCACCTTGATTAGCAGTTATAGCTGTGAGATGACCCGGTTGTTTGGTTGCGTTAGGAGCTAACTTAAGATGTCCAGCGCCAGTATAATCTACAACATCTGGTTTACATTTATATAATACTAAATTAGGTGTAGTAGTAGAATAACTTTCTAAAACTACATCTTCTATATACGCATAAGCATCCATACGTTTTATATCACCTGAGCCAAATACTGGCCTATCTGCTACCTTTGTTTTGAAAATAGCCTTTTTATGTTGTTGGCCTCCTCTTATAGAACTAAATCCGTATTTAGTCTGTGTTCCACTAGAACCATCAACTTTGAAAACGCGGTTAACCATTGTGGAACCTACGCTATCATATAAATCTTTGTGAGTTGCATTTAATTCTGCAAATGAACTCCATAATTCTTTCTTATAAAACTCTACCATTATTATATTCCTCCTGCGTCATTTTGTCTACGTATAGCTTCGGGTAACGCTCTTGCTACCCTGTCAGCGAAGTCTTCTCCATCTTGGACATTGACGTCGCCCATATTTAAAGTTATGCCTCCTCCTCCTAGCATATTTTGTGTCTTAGGTATTATTGTTTCGCCGGGTTCAACCATAACTTGTTGATGTCTTGACCCTAGACCCATACCTTTAGGTCCGCCAGTTTCATACATAGGAATTCTACCTCCTGTATCATATATAGCTGTTGAATAATCTTTAGCTGCTCCTTCTGAACCAACTGCTCCTACTGAAAAATCTTCTACTTTTGGTGCGGCCATTAATTTTTGTATAGCAAGTGCGGCTCCGGCCATTATAGCCATACCTCCAATTACCATAGCAGGGAACATAAATGGAGGATAATTAGTAGCAGTCTTAGCTATATGTGCTGCTAATGCATATCCCATAAGAGCACCTGTAATAGCACCTATCGCTGCTGCTAATTTTGGAGACTCTTTAGCAAATGTTCTTATAACCAAAACAAACGCTAACATACCCAATTGAGCACCTGCTTGTGACATGGCTAGTTTTTTGAACCCAGCTCCTAAAGTCATAGTAGCAGCTGTACCCTTTAACATACCCATGTTAGATAAATTTTGCATCAATATTTGTTTATCTAGTAACATAGTATTAAACGCTATCAATCCGTTGGTTATTGGTAGTATACCATTCAACATTTTCAATATAATTACAGCTTCTAAAAAGTTTGGACCTAAAAATCCTAATAATTTAACTGCTAAACGTAAAGGTGCAATCATTAATGTAATCATACCAGTAAAATCTCTACCTTCTCCGTTCATATTTTTAACCATAGCGACTACTTCTGTTAATAATCTACCAAACTCTTGCATAGCAAATATAACTGTGTCCTTTATAGTTTGACCAAGTGGTGTTAATCCTGTAGCTACACCATCTTCCATAGTAACAAACATGCCTTGTAACTGATTAGTAACGTTATGTAAGGTCATAGCATATTCATTTATGAAACCATTACTCTTACCAACCTCATCTGACATAATAAAAATAGATTGAAAGCTGTTTTTCAATACATCTACTGTTCTAGCTAAAGATTGCTGCTGTACGTCTGCCATTGCTGTTGCAGCACCAGCAGAATTAGCTAAATCATTAACTGCTCCTTCAAACTCATCAGCATTTTGTACTAAGTGAACAAAGGCTGTAGCACCTCTGACGTTTAAATCCTCTAATAATGTAGTCATTAAGTCTACATCACTGGCTGCTGGACCCATTGCTACTTGAAATTCTTTAGCTATTTCAGTTAACATTTTGAAATTACCTTCAGCATCCATAATTTCGACACCTAATTTACGGAAAGCAGCTTCATTGTCATCAGCGTGTTGAGCAAATTCAGCTAAAGCTTGACGTAAACCACGTCCTGCAATACCTGCTTCTAAAGCACGGTTGGTTAAAACTTCTAAAGAACCTAGTAATTGGTCTATATTCTGTCCTGTGGACACGAAGAAAGGCATAGCGAACTTGACAGCACTAGCCAAATCTTGATATTCAATCAAAGATTTGTTAATAGAATGTGCAAATTTATCAGTAAGTTCAGCAGAATCTTCCATTTCTAAACCAAAACCAAAGATAGTCTGTGTTGTTAACTTAGCTACAGTCTCATGGTCACCTTGAACAGCCATAGCTAGTTTTAAAGTATTATTCAAAACCATCATAGACTCTTCTGCATCTAAACCAGCCGAAGCTAGAGTATATAAACCTTGAGAAGCGTTATCCATAGAAACACCGTATTTATTACCAAAACTTACAATTTCATCTGATAATCCAAATAATGTATCATTAGAGGCTTGGAAAATAGATTGAGCGTTCATTAACTCTTCTTCAAACGCCATAAACGTACTATTTACCTCATTTAATTTATTAAAGAATGCTGTAGTTGCTGCTGTAGATGCCGCAATAGAAGTAACTAATGTAGTTTTAAATGAAGCTGCCATAGCATCAATTTGACCATTAAACTCTTTTGCTAATACAGCTCTATCTCTGTCGAGTTGTTTCTGTTGTTGCTTCTTACGATTTAATTCAGCGTTTGCCTTAGTTGCTTTTTTAGTAGAATCAATTTCGTCTTTTAATCTTTTACTTTCTATTGCACTTAAAGATTTATTTAAGTCTAATCCTGTTCTATATGTTCTATTTAAATCTGAATTAGCTCTTTTTGTCTCATTGAGCTGAGCACCTAAATCTGCTACTGACATCTTTTCTTTATCAATAGCGTGCTTTCTATCAATTACTTCTTTGCGGAATCCTCTGGTAACCTTTCTTATATTTTTAAGATTACCCTCCATATCTTTAAGTCTTTGAACTTCTGCTTTACCAGCTTTAGTTCTTTTATCTGTGCTTTTAAGTATATCCTTTTGTAATTTTATTTGCTTACGTTGAGCATCTTCATCTGCCTTAGACTGGGTAACTTTAGCTTCTGCTACTTTTAATTCTTTTTGTTGTGATGCTAATCTTGCTCCTCTTAGGTCTATTTCAGTTTTAATTTGTTTGATGTTTTCTTTTTGAAGATTTAACATGTTGCTCATTACAGAAAGACCTTTCTTTCTATCATCAGCTTCACCACCCATAGTGGCTTGCATGTCTTCTTCTATAGTCTTACCTGTACCAACATCTATATCCATAGCAGCCATTCTGTTACGGAACTCATTCATATTACCTTCCATTGCTTGTAACTGTGCTTTATGCTCAGCTGCAAATTCAGGTGTACCAAATGCACCACCTTTTAAAGATTCTGGTGGTGTTGTGACTGCTGCATCTTGAAAACCTTTTAACGCATCGTTTCTACTCTTTTTTGCTACATCAGATGCATTTTTTAAATCACTTTCTAAATTTTTAAAAGTCTTTCTACTTTGTGAGTCAATTTGAGATTGTGCTTGTAAAGAAGCTTTCATTTGGTCTAATTGAAACTGCTTACCAATCTTACTTACACTACTTAACTCACGACGAGCGGTGCTTGTTTCGGCTACTAACTCTATTAGTGCCTGTTCTCGGTATGCATATGTTGCCATTATTGTACTGCTTCAAAGAGTGACTTTGCACCCCTCTCTATGCCATATTGTCTTCTTTTCTTGAGGTATTCGTTATATTTACTTCGAATACGAGGTTTATCTTTAGCCATTGAGTCTACATCTTCATTATCGTAACCATCAAAAGAATGTAGAATATTAAATTCGCTTAATGCGGTTGCTAACCCTTGTAATTCATACCTAGGGGTTGCTTTTATCTCAGCCCAACTTAAATTCAGGTCTTTCATTAAAGGGATGAACATCGTCACCATTTCTGGTGAATAGCTCATCCATTCTAAAAATCCGATTTAGGTGTCTCTGTTTGCATTATGCTATTTGATATACTCCATCGTAGTGTGGTTGGAAGCTTAACCCAAGACTCCTCTGATATGATTGCATCTTCTGGGTTTTTATTATTAGCCTTTTCTATCATTTTTAAAACTCTTGCACCTGCTAATTTAGCATAATGTGCGTTTTGTTCTTCTTCTGATACACTAGGGTCAGGTAGTCCCATTTGTGGTTCTTCTGACTCTGTCAACTCACACCATTGTAAGCTTAATAACTTACCGTTGTATTCTATTTCTTTTGTTTGTATAGTTTCTGTTAAAGAGATAAGCTCTTCTATAGTCCATACCTCATTCTTCTTCTCCGACATTTTTTTTCTCCTTCTTTTGCTTTTTCGTTGATTTCTTTTTTGGATTTACAAGTTCTGCGAGAGCTTGTAATGCATCGTCCATGGCTAAGGGTTTGTCAGATATGACATTACCCTCGCCATCTTTTATTCTGTACTTGCCATCAGCAGTGTACATTTCTAATTCGTAACTCATAGTTCGTCCGCCGTTGTTAGTGTTGTGTTAACTGAGGTTGCTATTTTTGGTTCTAAAAATCCATAGAACGTTATAGTTTCCTCTGTTACACCATCAGGATTAAAAGATACACCATATTCTGTCATACACATGTTTTTTAATGTCATGACTTCTTGACCAGATTTTAGTTGCAGATGCATTCTGTAACCAAAATTTTGGTTCGGTTGTACCTTTGTTCCGTCTGGTCCACCTTGATTCAATTTAACAGTTCCTACAGCAGGTAGAACATTTGCTGCTACAGCAGTAGCTGCATCTACATCAGCTGTATCTAAATCTGAATCTGTATACGTCATTAACCCATCTCTAGCCTTATTGAAAAGTATTTCAAAGCGTCCGTCTGACTTTTTTCTAGTTAATGTTAAAGTCACTTCGTTTTTAATTTCAGCTTTTAATCCTGTTCTTTGACCAAAGAAAGCTATATCTTCATCAGTTTTACCTAAAGATAAGTCTACACCTACTAAATCAGTAATCATGTTCTTATTACTAGATGCTGAGTTTAGAGGAGCTGCTGATGTACCACTATCTGTGATATCTTGCATTCCTCCAGTATCTAAGTACTTAGGATAACTTCTGTTGAAGATAAAGGTATCTGGACTTGAATTGTCAGAAGTACCATTTAACTCTCGTGTAACGTTAGTTGTGGTTGCTTCTGAGTCACTTATATCTATTTTACTTGCACCTGATACACCCAATGCATGAGTGAGGTGTGCACTAAAAGTAGTAGTAGTTGCTACATTTGCAAAGTAGATAGTATGAGCGTCTATGTTGGTCATACCAACTGTAGCATCAGTTCCATCCATAGTAAATTGTATAGGGTCACCTGACGTTAATCCGTGTGCGGCTGAAGTCGTAATAATATCAGTGCCAGCGTTTATACTTGCTACCTCTGCTAATCTTACGTTATTTGCATATGCCTCGCCTTGTTCTACAGAAACTGATATTCCACAGAAATCGTGCTCTGTAGTAATGGAGGCTAAAACATCGCGCCCAAGGAAGTAAACCATTAATTTACCTCAAAGTGCGGTTGTTGTTGCGGTTTGGTCTACGTCAGTGGCTATGAAAGGTTCGACGTGTCCCATGAAAGTTAGTGTTTCTTCAGTAGTTCCGTCAACATTCAATGAAACTGAGTGTTCTGTGAATGTCATATTTGGAATACTAATAACTTCATCACTTCCGCCGTCTTTTAATGCAATGTAAAGTCTGTAACCGTGTTTAACTGTAGGTTGTGACAATCCGTCAATTAGAGCGGAGCCATCTGAACCGTATCTAGCGTCCATGAAAACATGGTCCCAGAATTTGTTAAGTTTCTTTTTAGTTATAACGACTGTTGTCTCGTTTTTGATTTCGGCTTTCAATGCGGTCCTTTGACCCATGTAAGCTATATCTTCGTCTACTTTACCTAATGTTAAATCTACACCGGTAACATCTGTGAACGGGTTATAATTGCTATTACCATCAAATACATCAGCTGCTGAAGATGTCAACTTTTCGATACAATCGGTAACAACACTTGTTTCACTACCTCTTGCAGCATTGGAGTTGATATCTACAACAGACGCGGATTCGGTTGATATTGCAACTTTTACGTCTCTTCCTAGGAAATATACCATTTTTATTTTTTCTCCTGCGTAGCGTCCTACGCTATCATAATTAAGTAGGGCGCGCTAGTATATAAAGGTTTCCCTGAATGGTGCAATATGGCTCTACTAATCTCCCTATACTCTCTTAATATAGCTATATATGCTTAGTTTTGCCTACCAATACCATAGAATGGTGAAGCCCAGAAGCGATATTGCCTATCTGAAGATAAATTTGCCTTAATTGCATCTTTCTCTAATTTATCCATAACGTTCTGAAATCTTCTACCTACTCTCATAGATGCTCTCTTATCGTCTTGTTTTTGTATACCAGCTTCCATATCTATCAAGAGTTTTTCAGCGTAGTCATCTAATAACTTAGCTCTTGTTTTGTTGTCTGATGGAATGTAATAAGCAAACCCTGCTCTTGGATTAACTCCTAATGCAGCATTCGTTCCTGCTACGGTGTTGACCATAACACTACCAGCTACACCTAATCTAGTACCAAGGTGTACCGCTTTTTGTTTATCTGCTACTTTTTCAGAATTAAATAATCTACCCTTTGTTTCTTCTTGAAGAACACCTAAAGATACATAACCTGAATATAATTTAACATCTTTAATTTGTCTAAACTCGTATGCTTTCTGCGCTTTAGCGCTGTACATTTGTAAAGGTATAGAAACTGTAACATGTGGTTTATTAGCTACGGTCATACCGTGATACATTCTACCCATATGAGAATTAAATGTACCAACGTAGTGATTAATATGTTCTATGGTCGATGTTGTGTTTTGTCTTGTGCCATGTTTTGCTAATTTACCTAGTATTCTTTGCATAGCAGCTCTGCTTGTAGATTCAGCATATTCTATTGCTCCACCCCTCCCCTTTGCAATTGTTCCTTTGTCTAATTTTCTTACTTGTTCTGGTGTAGGTTTATCTGTTTTGTATTTCTTTTTAGCAATCTTTTTCATATTCTGAACAGCAGGGTTCCAGTTTGTTGATATCTCTTTATTAAAATGATTTCTAATTCTATCTCTTAATTCCTTTTCGCCCTTTTTACCATCTGCTAACATTGCATCGATTTCACCCTGAGTACCGACTGGGTCATTCATACCGTGTTGATTAGCTTCTGATATAAGCATGTCTGTCATTTCGATAGGTATTAATTTATTACCAATTTTATATATAGCATCAGTTGGATTTGTTAATCCTATACCTTTACCTTTGACTGCATCTATATTATAATCAGTTAATACTTTAGTTTGTTCTTCTGGCATCATAGCACCGGGTGTAGGTTTTATATCTGTAACTCCATAATCTCTTTTACCTAAACCAGCAGTTTTATTTATATCTTTAAGTAAAGTTTTAGAATAAGTGGCTACATTTCTTCGGTAAGTTCTAAAAGCATCTCTTACAAATTTCTGTTCTAAATCTTTATTATCTTCAGCTAAAACAGCAGTTACAGCAGCTTCTGGTAGTCCTGCAAGTCTTGCTATATTAACAAGATTACGTTTTGGACTTTTCAAAGACCTTTCAAACGCCTTTACACCTGCTTTACTATTTGCGTGCTGGTACCAAACAGCACTACCGGGAACTCTAGTTGTAGTAGCCGCTAATCCTGTAGAACCACCTGCACCTATCAAAGTAGCTGATTCAATCATTTGAAACTTAGCAGGTGACCTAGAATTTAACCAAGTTCTACGTTGACCTCTGACACCTATCTGAGGTGCAAAACCAGCTACAGTGGCTAGTTTCCTAATTTTATCAGGCATTATGTCCTGAAATTTTTAAAGTATAGTGAAAACTGTGCAGTTGCACCATACCATTGTAAATTATCTAAAAATCCAATATCTCTCCATGCATCGAGGTGTCTTTCTAAAACTTCTAACTCTTCCTCTTCATAGATAGTCCAATCTATATCTGATATCTCGTTTGCTATATTTAACATCATCCAATTTAACAGTTTACGTTGTTTATATACATCGCTTCCTATTGTAAGTGATGTTTCTTTTTCACATATGATGTGAACTAAATATTGAACTCCATACACTTCACCTGTACCAGACGCCCCGCTAGCACCAAATGTCACGTCCTGTCCGAAGAATTGCTCTTCAAAACCAGAACCAATCATTTGAACAATAATAGCAGGAAACTTTAAATCTTCAGTTTCAGGAAACTCA